ATCTGCTAATTTAGGCGTAACCCAGTACAAGTCTGGTCCTTTCCGTTTCTATGGCGATGGAATTACCCCAATTAACAGCTTTACACAATTGGCGCAATCTGTTGCTAACTTCCAAGATTTTGGTGCAGCTACACATAAAATGTGCGCTATTCTGCCAGTTGCTAACATTCCAGCAATCGTAGGTAGCGGTTTAAACCAATTCGCTATGGACAGAAACAATGACTTAGCTACTAGCTGGACTTTAGGTAAATTTGCTGGCGCTGATTGGTATGAGTCAAACCTATTACCAGTTCACGTATCAGGAAGCATTGCTGAAGCTGCTGCACCTGCTAATGTCATGACTGTAGTATCAGTAAATGACCCTACTGGCGCAAACATTACTAGCATTACTTTTAGTGTTGATGCTTCTGTTGGTAACGATGCTAACGCTGTTAAAGCTGGAGATTTGTTCCAGTTTAATGATGGCGTTTCTGGAAAACCAAATTTAAGATTCTTGACTTTTATTGGTCATCAACCTTGCCAGCAGCCAGTTCAGTTCCGTGCAATTGCTGATGCTGCAAGTTCTGGTAACAGTGTTACTGTGCAATTACAAACCATCAATGATGTTGGTTTAGTATCTGCTGGCAACCAAAACCAAAACTTAAACGTAGCAATCCAAGCTGGCATGACTGTTACTCCAGTGCCAAGTCATAGAGCAGGTATCTTGATGTCTGGCGACCAGTTCTACTTAGCTATGCCACGTCTACCAGATGAGTCTCCATACACCACCGTAAGCACTGTTGACCCAGATTCTGGCGCATCTATTCGCCATTACTTTGGTTCTCAGTTCGGTTTAAACAATCGCGCTTACGTTCGTGACGTGATTTACGGCTCAACCTTGGTTGCTGAAAACTCATTACGTTACGCATTTCCATTATAAGCTTAGGGCGGCATTAGCCGCTCACCTTAACTTAAGAGGATAATATTATGACTGTTTACAAATCATTTAATCAGGCGCTCTTCCCTTACGCTTACGGCCTAGGCTTGAGTAACAATGCTACAACCCCTAACACAAAGTTAGATGTAGCTGTTGGAAGTATTTTAGATTCTACTAAAACTTTCCAAATTAACTTAGACGAAAGTGTTACTATTAATGCCGCTGTTAACGGCTTAAATGGCTTAGACACAGGCTCTTTAGCAGCTAGTTCTTTATACTACGTGTATTTAGTTTCTAGCCCAACAGGTGCCGGCGTAGTTGGCGCAATGATTTCTTTATCAGCTACCCCATACTTACCTTATGGTTACAGCGCCTATGCTTTGATTGGTTATGTTGCTACAGGCGCAGGCTCTACATTCCTGAAAGGTTACTGGACTGACGACAAGTCAAGCTGGCGCACCTTTATGTATGACGCACCTCAAGCTACTGCAATCACTGCTGGTAATGCAACTTCTTACACTGCAATTGATTTAAGTGCTTTTGTTCCTGCCGTTGCGAGCACCCCTGTGTTTATTGATTCAGCGTTGACACCTGCTGCTGCAAGTCAAACCTTGAAATTACAGCCAGCAGGCGGAACAGGCGATGCGGTAACAATTACCGGTCAGGTTGCTGCTGTGGTCGTTTCTAGCCAAAGCTTGGTAATAGCACAATTAGCTTCTGGTGACCCAAAAGTTAGCTACAAAGTAAGTAACGGAGCTGCCGCTGCTGCTATCAATGTTGGCGGCTACCAATTTGCTATCTAATTAAAAGGGGACAGATATTATGGCTTACACAGCACGGATGTTGATTACTAGGGCGTACTATCTGTCTCAAATAGTTAGTCGGCAATTACAAACAGTTTCAGGAGAACAAATCGACGATGGTTTGTTCTTACTGAACGCTTTATTGCAATTTAAAAGTACTGATTTAAGAGAAATACCATACTTCAAACGTGACTCGCTAACACTTCAAGCAGGCGTTGAGGAGTACTTTATCGAAAACTTACTTTATGTGGATGCCATGACATACAATATCGGTGTTGTGCGCTATCCCATGGCGGAACTAACCAGAAAGCAATTTTTCGATACAGCAAGGATTGATGACATTCAAGCGCTGCCGTTTTCATACCGCGTAGAAAGAGAGAAAGGCGGCTCAAGAATTTATTTGTACTTCCTGCCGCAAGGTGATTACATTTTAAAGTTAAGTGGAAAGTTTGGGTTTACAGATGTTACTTTAGATACCGACCTGACGCTTTACTATGATGCTTTTTACATAGAATTTTTGCGTTATCAGCTGGCTGAATACATTTGCTCTGACTATGGCGCAACTTTTCCAGATGAATCAAAATCCAAGTTGCGTGAGATGGAAGAAAAGATTTTGGATGTAAGTCCAGCAGACTTATCCTTGCAAAAGCTTACATTCTTCTCAGGTCAATCACCTTGGGACTGGCAAGCCATCAATCTTTCCAAAGGTTGGTTTCCTTTTTAGTTATTTTGTTAGTTTATTGAACTATATGGGGTGTTTATGCCTGCACCAAATGCAGTACAACAAGTACAAGAAGTTCCGCTAAAAATTGTTGGTGGCTCTAACTTTGGACGTTACCCAAAAATATCCCAAGAACAAACCTGGAATTTTATTGTAAGTGATGACTTTTTAGTGCCATACGCAGGCTACACCACTGCTTTGGAGCTGAATAGCGAAAAAGTGGGTAGAGGTATTTACACGACTTTCAATGGCCAGCTAATGGTAGCGGTTATCGGGAACGCTTTTTACAAAATAAGCAGCAACCCAGTTACAGGCCAATTAGAATCATTTGCTAGAGGAACACTGGATACTTTTGAAGGCGATGTTTATATTGCTGAAAACAACAACGCACAAATCTGTGTGACGGATGGAGCATACATCTATGTTTACAATTGGAGTACTGACGGCCCAATAACAAAAATACCAAATGGCTTGGGAGCTAACGACTACGATTACACAACTTACAGCAACCCTGGGTACATTGCATTTCAAAACGGAAGATTTCTTTTAGCTTGTCAAAATACTAACTACTGGATTTTGTCTGGCTTTAATAATGCTTTTAGCTGGCCCAAAGGCGCATCTAATCCGGAGTTAGTTGGTTCAATTCAAACTAAACCAACACGGATGCAAGCAGCGGTTCCAGTTCCAGGCGGTGGTAATAACTTACTTGTGATGGGCACGAACGTTACTGAAAGTTGGCAGGATGTTGGCGCAGCATTATTCCCTTATCAGAGAGGTACCACGTATAACGTTGACTATGGTTGTTTAAATGCATCCAGTGTTGCGGAGCTTGATAATCTAATTGTTTGGCTTGCAGTTAATGAGCAGTCTGGTCCAGTTATCATGTATGCTACAGGCAGCCAAACTAAAATGATTTCAACGGATGGCATTGATTATGTTTTGTCTAATCTAACAAACCCCTCAAGCTGTACTGGGTTTTTGTTTAGACAAGATGGTCACATGATTTATCAGTTTACTTTTATTGATGACAATATTAGCTATGCTTACGATTTTAATACCGGATTGTTTTTTAATGTTTCCGATGAAAACTTAAATTATCACATAGCAAGACAGGTGGTATTTTTTAACAACGATTATTACTTTGTATCACTAAAAGGCGGGGATGTGTACCGTTTTGGAACACAATATACTGATGCTAATTACACAGTTCGCGGGCCCAAAGAAATACCTCGGATTCGGATAACACCTCCGGTTAGATTACCAACGCAGCGTTATTTTATTGCTAAAAGTTTAGGCTTTACTATCGAAAATGGCCAAAAGAATATTAAGACCATAATACCTGTACAAACACCGTCACAGAGTCAAATTATTGCAACAGAAGCCTATGTTGATATAACAACAGAATTAGGCGTAGGTATTGGTATAGAAGCCACATTCTCCCAGACAACTAGTGTTGTAAATTATTCTGAAGCTGTTGACTTAAGCATCTCTAGAGATGGTGGCGAGTCCTTTGGCTCTAGATGGCGTTTGAACATGAATCCTACCGGACACAGAAAGTCGCGGTTTATTTACCAAAGGTTGGGTATAGTAAATGATGCAACGTTTCAACTTCGATTTAGTGGCTTTGGGCGTTTTGTTTGCACTGATGGTGTATTGGAGATATATCAATGACTACTGTTAGCGATAGAAATGTAACAAGAATACCTAATCTACACATGGGTGAGATGGTAGACGAGAAAGGCTACCCTACTGATGATGAATCCACTTTCCGTCAAGTGTTAATAACCAATTTACAAAGATTATTTGGCAACGAAGGAGTTGTTTTGCCCTCCCTTACAACAGCTGAAATAAATGCAATACAAAACAATGTTGATATACAGGGTAGAAATACATGCGCTTATGGTACGATGGTTTATGACACAACTGTTAATCAAGTTAAAGTTGCAATTAATATTGGCGGCGTACCACAATTTAAAGTACTGCCTTACACACCTTAAGGAAATATCATGGCACAGAATCAAATGTCTAACGAAGCATTAACCAAATTATTAAACATGTTCGGCATGGGAGCAGGTGCCGCCGGTATTGGTGGTGGGCTGTATAATTTATTTGGTGGCGGTCCCGGTATATCAAAAGAAGCCAACAAATATTTGAATCAAATACCTGGAGCAATGCAACCCTACTATCAACCTTACATGGGCGCAGGACAAAACGCTTTAGGTCAGCTCATGGGCCAATACGGACAACTAACCGGCTCGACAGGTGATGTTTACAATAGGTTAGCTGGTGGTTATCAACAAAGCCCCGGCTTCCAATCCGCACTCAAACAAGCTTTGGGCGCAGCAGGTAACCAAGCCGCAGCGGGCGGCATGACTGGAACGCCACAGGCACAATTACAGGCAGCAGACGTTGCAGGAACCTTGAGCCAAAAAGATTTTGGTGATTACATGGGTCGCATGATGGGTTTGTATGGCACTGGCTTACAAGGCATGAGTGGCATCAACCAGATGGGTTATGATGCAAGCACAGGTTATGGCAACATGCTTGGAAGCTTGCTAGGACAGCAGGGTCAATATGCAGCCATGGAAAAAGCCATGCGTAATCAACAACGCGGTCAAGGCATAGGTCAGCTATTTGGCGGCTTAGGCACTTTGTTTGCTAATCCTTTAGGAAGTCTTTTTGGTTCAATCATGGGGGGTAAATAATGGCAATAGGATTTAATTTACCAGGCATACCAAGCCAAATTAGAGGCACCGCCGAAGAAGCGGGAGCCGTACCTGATTTGGGTCAAGCTATGATGCAAGGGTTTCGCAGTAATCTTGAAAACGTACAAGGCTATCCTAGACAGTTAGCGCAACAGTTATTGTCTAATCAGCTAAGAAACAAAATACTAGGCGTACAAGAAAAGTATGCTGAACCCATGGCAAAGACATCTTACGACCAAGCATTAGCTAATTTGCAACATCAAGGCATGGTTAATAAATTCTATCCTGAGTTAATGCGCTCACAATTATCTGGCGCTGGATTGTCGCAGGCGCATCAACGCATGGTAAATGACCAGTTAAAGCGTCAAATAGACCGTCAAAGAACTTATGATAAATTGCTTGAAGAATATCGTAATCAGGGCTTACCTACACAACAAGCGCAGCAATTAGCAGCACAAGCGACCGCACAAGCTCACCCTGAACAACCAATGGAAAGCTTGTCGCAATCTTTGTTGGGCGCAGAAATGCCAGATTACTTATCAAGCATGGCACCACAACAACAAGCTCCTTCCTATGCTGAAGCTTTAGGACAGGCTGCTTATACACCAATGCAGCAACCAAACATAGGATTAAGGTATACGCCATTTGAATTATCAAACAAATTAACTCAACAAGAAATTGCGCGTAAGTTACAAGAAGCCTCTCTTCCAGGCGGCAGCTTAACTTCTTTACAGGCTCCGGTGCAAAGACAAGCCTATGACGCGTTATTTGGAGCACTTAGCCCAGAGGTTACTGCTAGTTTAGGG